AAAAGCATGGGGAAAACAGAAATGGAGAACGAAGTCTGGCAAGAAGTCTTCGGAGACTGGGGAAAGATATTTGCCAGAAAAGGCTATCAAAGCAATGTCATCTGCGGAGTATGCGGCAACGACAAGAGCAAAACGCCAAGGAACAAAAAAGGGCAAACAACATGTGAGGCAACCAAAATCAATTGCAAAAAAAACAGCTAAATATAGGAGATATAGCTAATGATGAAAAATGGTATGAAAATGAAAAATGGTATGAAGAAAAAAAATGTTGCTAAAAAACATAAAGGTTTTTCTAAATTGCCAGAAGCAGTTCAAAGAAAAATAAATAAAAAATTAGCGAAGAAAGTATAATGAGAAAAGGACTTTATGCTAATATCCATGCTAAAAGGAAGCGTGGTGAAAAAATGAGAAAGAAAGGTGCTAAAGGTGCACCCACTGCTGCACAATTTAAACGTGCAGCAATGACAGTTAAAGGTAAAAAATAATGGCAAAGACACCAGCATGGCAAAGAAAAGAAGGTAAGAATCCTAAAGGTGGCCTTAATCAAAAAGGTAGAGATTCATATAATCGTGCAACTGGAGGTAACTTAAAAGCCCCTAGTAAAAAGGTAGGAAATAAAAGACGTGCTAGTTTTTGTGCGAGGATGAAAGGCATGAAGAAAAAATTAACTTCTGCTAAAACTGCTAATGATCCAAATTCAAGAATTAATAAAGCACTTCGTGCTTGGAATTGCTAGTTTAATTTTAATAGGTACTGCAATGGCTGATGATACAAAGATTAGAAATTTTCTTAATGATATACGGGAAGTTAAAGAAGAATATGGAAAAGATTCTTTTGAATATTCTATTCCAAATAGTTTTATATTAACAGTTGCTACAGCAGAAACTGGTAATATGGAATTTGATGGGGCATCAACTGCTAAAAAAGCTAATAATTTTTTTGGTATTCACCCTAGTGAAGGCGATGATTTTTTACCTACAAAAGGTGGATCTAAATTAACAAAATATGAAACACCAAAAGATAGTATTAGAGCTTTTATAAATTTAATGAAAACAGGAAGTGCATATGATGGTGTAAGAAAAGCAATAAATGAAAATAAACCTGTAGAAAGTATGTTTAATGCTATGAGTAGTTATGCAGAAAAATCAGACTATACACAATTTTTAAATAGTGTATACAGAAGTAGAGTAAATGATATACTAAATCCAATATTACCAAAAAGAAAACCTTTAGATTTACAAATGAAAGGTATGCAATAATGGAAAATGTATACAAGCAAACAGCTAATGCACTTGGTATGAATGAATATCTTAGTGCATATAGAACAAAACCTACTGATAATACAGAATCATTTCAAACTTTATTAGAAAATTTAGGCTATGATTTTACAAGAGATGATAATAATAATCTTGTAGGTATGCAAGAAAGTCCTGATCCTAATTTACCTAAACTAACAAGTGTATTAGATGCATATAGACATGCAGCATTTTCTGCCATAGAGTCAAATAAAAGAGGATCTACAATGGCTGCTTTATTAGGGACAGGTAAAGAAATTAAAGATGCGTTTTCATTTGGTAAGGGTATTATTACAGGTAGAAATGAAATAAGTAATATTCCTAAATATATGGATGCAACAAGTACAGATTTTTATAATAACAAAGTTGGTAGAAAATTTAGTGCTACAAAATCTGATGCACTACAGCAATTAAATAAAGTATTTATTAATCAATTAAAAAGAATGAAAGATGAAGGTACAAATTTTAAGTTTCAAGAAAATATAGATTTTAAATTTGCTGACCAAGATTATTAAAGGGAAGCCTAAATTAATAGACTTCCCCCAGGCAACACAGGCATTCCGTCATTAGTCGGAGTGCCTTTTTTTTTGGCTTCTTCGATACAATGAACGATCACCCCATCTCTTAAGCCAAAACCAGTTACTTATTTTACTGGCATATCTTTCCAATCTATCCATGATAGGATTATGCCAGAAGTAATATCTAAACTCTTTGGATAAGTTCTTTAATCTCACCTTCTAATTTTCTTCCTACAGAATTAGCATGATTAATAACGGCTGCACATAGATTACCATGATATGGATATCCCTTCAATGCTTCTCTAATTTTAGCAACAGGCTTACCACCATAATCAATTACAAGAGCATTCTCTCTATTTAACCCAATCTTTAATTCAAATAAAATGCCTGTAAATTTATCAGTTTTATTTTTTTCTGGCATCAGTTTCTCCTTGTGGGTTTTTAACAAAATCCGCACTAACTCTTGGGTCAAGTTGATTTAATTGTGACAAAGAACTCATTAGTTTTACTACTTCACCATAAGGTCTTGTCATTAGATATCTCATAATATCCATCAGTTGTTCTGATGTTATAAGATATGTTCGAGGTTCTACTTTTTGTTGGTTTTCTTCTTTCTTATCAGCCATCTATCCTCCTATTAAAATGGTATTGTATCGTCAAAATGTCTTTTTAGTATTTCTAATTTTTCTTCTGACGTTGCAATTTTATCTATTAGTTTATCTAGTTCATCTATAAATTGTGGATGCTCACCTATTGCTACAGGTTTATCAAAGTAAACCCAAGCAGTAGCTTTTGCTGAAGCTATATCTGCTTCATACTTCTTTTTTAACGCATCATAAAAACTTTTATCCATTACCATACCCCCTTAAATTGATAGTATTTATCTTCTATTAAATCATCATCACTAAAATATGGATTTAATGTAGTAGGTTTTTCGTAGTGTTCTTTACAATCTCTTATTGTTTGATTTAAGGTTCTACCTTGACGCAAACAACCTGCTACAAAATCTTCTACTTCTATTATTGCTTGTTTAACTTGACCCATTTGTTTTTACCTCCATTATTAATCTACCTAGATACCAATTAGCTTTTTCTAAATCTTGCAAAGGTTCACCTTTAAATTTATATCTAGAAACATACTTCAAAACATTGCCCTTCAAATACCCATGATACTCATCATCTGTCATACAATCTTGTATAACTTCTATAGTTTCTTTTTTACCATGTTTATAATGAGAGGGTGAATGAACATTATCATGTTTTCTTTCATTTTCATAAGACATATCATGACTATGATCTTTTTCATATCTGTATGTTCTTTTATCATCTATTGGTACTTCAAACACATAATCTTTCCAAGACTTATCTTCTGCCATATTCTCTCCTAATTGTATTATAGTCAATAGTTTCTATATTATAATGACCACCTTGTACATTACGTTTTACAATTATACCACTCCACCACATATGCTGTGTATCTCTAGCAAAATGTTCTTTATGATTTAAATAACATCCTGCAGATAATGCATGTAATTTTTTACCATTTGGTAATGTAGATGTAGCATAATCTAATAAATGACTATGACCTACTGTAGCAGAAACTTTATGTTTTGTCAATAGTGTTCTTGCAATATTTTCACCAGATATTGCACTACCTAATATACCAGAAGGAAAATGATGTGCATAATATATACCATCAATCACCTTATTAGATTTATATGGCACTTCTTGCCAACCAAATGCTTTAAAATTTAAATCACTAATTTTTAAAGTACCATCTAGTTCTGGATTTTCATCTACAAATCTATCAATCCTATCCTCATGATTACCATGCAACATAATCTTTTTAGCTTTATGTTTTCCTAAACCTTTATTAAACATAGCTAATGCTTGATGCGAATGTTCCATGTCCTTTCTATATCTTCTACCTTCAAATGATTTTTTCTTTTTATCATATGATGATAAAGAATCCATACTACAGAAGTCTCCCATACAAATAATATGAGTTGCTCCTACATCTGCTGCTAGTCTACCTGCCCACAGAAATCTTTCATTGCTTGCTTTAGGTGTGCAATGAGGGTCACCTATTACAACATGTGTTGCCATTAATTTAACTCCTTATCACGTTTCATTTTTAAGTATTCAAGAAAATCAACTATATTGTCATCAGTATCAAATTCTGCAATAGAATTAATACTAAGATCTTTTTCATTGTTTTTCTTATCATCAGCAAATCCACGTAAACCCCACAGAAACGTAGAATGTGGGTCACTGGTTGCCATTTTTATCATGCCTCTAGCTATCGTAGAACATAATTCGTACTCTTCTGTGGACATTTTGGATCTACTATCCATTACAATACCACATGTAAAACCTTTTTGCCAAGGAGAAACAAGCACCTTGATTGAATTTAATAAACTTATTTTATCTTTTTTTGTCATTTATTCCAATACTTATCATGGTTTTCTTTGTTATACTCTAAAACTTTATATTTATAATTTCTTTTCATACTTTTTTTACCAAATTCTTCTGCTTCATTTTCTTTATCAAAAATTGTATTGCTAAATAATTCATACTCTTTATCCTTTTTATGTTTAAATAATACAAAATATAACATCATATTTGGAGTCGGTGAAGAGCAGACCCCTCAAACTACTCCCCACCAAACTCACTAGTCTCATCCTTTTTAGGATTGTTGACTTCTGTATACCAAACCCATTTAGGGTTTTTTCCTTTGGATTGTTGCTGTGGTAACAGCTTCAATCCACTCCCCCAACAAGGAAGTTTATATGGGCAATACGAACATACAAAGCCCAAAACTTTATTACCAGTTGGCTTACTTCTAAAAGTTTCATCAACTGCTTCATAACATCTTTTAAATGGTTTCTTTGATTCCAATGATTTTAAATTATCATGTGCAAGTTTAAGAAATTTATTTTTATATTTACTATCATCTAAAGGTGTTTCACATACTGTCCATTCACCTGTAGATTTATTAATAGCTATCCACCCACCAAAATCTTTCTTTTGGCTATCGGCATATAAATATCCTTGTGTTGCATAACCAAAGGAATCTTCCTCAACAACTGCCTCAAATCCACCATCTTCACCAAATTTTTTTTCAAAAGAATATGGCGATGCACTTTTAATATCCCAAACTTTGTTATCAATTTCAACATCTTGTTTTCCATCAATTGATTGTTTGCCAAGTTTATGTGTAACTTCTTTTTGTTCATTCTTTATTTCTACTCCTGCTGATTTCATAACAAATATAGATAATGCTTCAATTAAATCTCCAAAAGTATTTCTCATTTTACTATTGTATGGAGCACCTTCACCTTTTATACCTTTAGCTTCCATTTGTAATTGGCATAATGGTCTACCTATATTTGACATTCTAGGTTTAAACTGAGACTGTCGTTCCTCTGAGAATTGTTTTCGGAGTATAGCTTTACAACTTTCTCCAAAAGCATCAACCAATTCCTCAGAGATAACAACAGGTTCTCTCGATACTTTATCTAAATACGTCTGTACTTTATGAAGTATCGTGTTCATTATGATGACAACACTTTTTCTGGAAGTTGATCATCCATATCATCAACTATCTCAGCATCAATCTTATCAGACCCATTAGGTGCTTTAGCTTTAGCACTATTATATAGATCAATAACTTCTTTATTTTCTATATCAATAGATTCTTGAAATACTTTCAATGTTTCCATATCAGCATCTGATAATTGAAGATTAGCATCAGCATTAACAGTAATTTCTGGAACATAAAATA